CGCTTTGCTATCCTTGCCTTTCATCAAGTGCTGCTGAAACTCAAAGTAATCGAGCTGCATACCCGATAATCCTGTTTACCAAAAAAAGGCGTATGTATGTAAGGCTTTACAAACTTGGGTTTGATTATCCGATCCCGTTCTAAAACTGTAAACCCTATCACAATAAAACTAACCAAATGCCATTTTCTGCTATTCCTTGCCCTATTCCTGACGTTTTAACCCCCTGTTAAGTGTATGGCAAAGGGAGGGGGTATAAATCGGGGCTAAAAACGGCACAGGAATTAATATTGAATAAAATGTAATAACTTTACCTTTGCACCAAACAAAACTTTTTTTGTTCAAAACAGTTTTTATACTTACCTTTACATTTGTTAAATTTTAATGTTATGGCAGGCAGACCAAAAATATATACTCCCGAACTTGGTGAGGAAATTGCCGAAATGATAGCCACAACCTCGCTAAGTTTAAAACGTATTGCGGAAAAATGCGGAATAACTTATTTCACGCTTAGGAGTTGGTATATTGACAAAGAACATCCATTTTCAACCTTGTACGCACGTGCGAAGGAGTTGCAGAAAGAACATATTGCAGAGGAAATAATGGATATAGCGGATGAGGGTGTAAACGACCTTATGACCATATCGAGGGGCGATGAAACATACGAACAGGAAAACAAAGAGGTTGTTAACCGTTCAAAGCTCCGTGTAGATGCCCGTAAATGGCTACTCTCTAAACTTGACCCTAAGAAATACGGCGATAAGATTGAAGTAGAGAACAAGGGCGAAATAACAGTAAAAACTGTTTCATTTGAGTAACTTTACCCCTCAATACAAATTCAGTAAAAAAGGATTTAACCCGCTATTCTGGCACATATGGGATGCGCTCCAAGACCCATCAATACGTTACATCTTTGTTGAGGGTAGTAGCTCGGCGGCTAAGACCTACACGATATGTCAGGCGTTATCCCTGATGGGCTTTCAGTTCAACAAATCCACAATGACATTCAGGCGGCAGCTTGTGGATGTGGTGGATAGCGTGTATTCCGCTTTCAAGATGGCTAATTCAGGTATGCAGCTCGATTACTTTGAGTTTCAGCAGCACTTGATGAAAGGCAAGGATAGTAAAGCGGATATACGTTTCAGGGGCTTAGATGATGACGAAAACATTAAAGGTATTGAGCGGTTCGATTTCGTGTACTTCAATGAGTTCAATCAGTTTGAGGAATACCTATTCGACCAAGCCAAACTAAGGCTAAGGGGTAGACCTAATCAGAAAATCATATGCGACTGGAATCCTGTAAGCGCAAAGCTGTGGCAGTATGAAAACCTGATAGATCCGCAAGAATGGGAGGAATTACCGCTACACATGGAAGGGATAGAGTTCAGCGAACTTAATCCTGAATACAGTTTCAAGCGGGTAAACAGCAAAGGAGATGCTGTATGGATTAAGACGACTTACAGGGATAACTTTTGGGTGGTAGGTCGCCCCGGTGGTGGTGGACACATAGACCAACACGCCTTAGATACGTTTGATGATATGAGGATTAAGAAGCCAAACCTTTACCGTATCTATGCCAATGGAGAAAGGGGTATCATACGCACAGGCGGCGAGTTTTGGAAGCAATTTAACGAAAGTACCCATGTCGCCCCGTTAGAGTTAGAACCTACAACAGTACACCTATCATGCGACCAAAACGCCTTACCATATGTTACCGTTGGGGCGTGGCAGTACATATCATCGACAAAGAATATCAGGCAGGTTAAAGAGTTTCCATGCAAAGCACCCGATAACAATGCAGTAAAAGCAGCGTTGAAGGTGGTAAAATGGCTTGATAGTATTGACTATAAAGATGTGGTATATGTGTACGGCGACCCATCGGGTAATAGCCAAAACACCATAGACGAAAATAATATGTCTTGGTATGATAAGTTCATCAGCACGTTAAAAATGCATAGTTATTCAGTAGTTAGGCGCATCGGAAAGTCGCACCCTGAGGTGGCACGAAGCGCAGAGTTTATCAACGATATTTATGAGCATGAATTGTACGGTTATAGCATAACAATTAGTGATGAGTGCAGGGTAAGCATAGACGATTACATAAATGCGAAGGAGGATAAAGACGGCACGATGCTCAAAACTAAGGTAAAAGATAAGCTAACAGGGCAATCTTATGAACCTGTGGGGCACTTTTCCGATGCAAAGCGGTATTTCATTTGCTCATTGCTGAATAGTGAGTTTACCAAGTATAAGACACGAACTAAAAACGTTTGGGGCATCAACGTTTAAAAAATAATTTTGGTTATACCAAACTTTGTTTCTAATATTGCGTATTAAGCATAATATGACGGGTTACCGACATGCTGAAACACAACAACAATATTTTAATGGCTCACAATGTCAGCAATGGCGTTGTGGGCTATTGTCGTTTAATGCCAGCCCCTTTAAACCTCCCTCCCTATGGCATCCTATAACCTGACGCAAATCGGTAATATCATTACCAAGAGACCCAACAAAAAGCGGGTGCTTTATGGGCAATCTTTAAACAGAAAGCTCATGATGCACCTGCACGGCGTTGGTTTGAAGAAAGCACTTAAACGACTGCCATACTTTGAAAGCGAACCGATATACACGGCACGGGTTGAGTACGCACTAAGTAACATTGACCTGTTTGATAGGCTACTTGCCGAAGAAGAACAGGTATTTACAGCACGGGGCGGAAGTTCGTATTTTAACCTACCCGAAAGCGAAGAAAAACAGATGCACGCCCTGTTAAATAATGTCGTTTACGGGCAATCACTACGTCAATGGGTGCGCAACTGCGGGCTTAATGCGTATCGTGCCGACCCTATGGGCGTTATCTTCATGGAGGTAGAAAAGGTAACAGATGTTGAAGGCGTGGATAATGTGGAGGCGGGCAAGCCATTGGAGTACAACATTGAAACGCCTAAATGTTACCCGACATACAAATGCTCACAGGATATTTGGGAGTACCAATGTAACGGCAGGGGATTAGATTATATCTGCTTTGCATTGACACAAAGTGAACTTGTGGAGTACGGCATAATCGACACACCTACAAGCCAATACCCCAACCCGCAAAACCCGCAGAACGCAGATGCAAGGAACACCAACAAACAATACTTCCGTTGGGTAGATGCTACACAGGATGTGATATTAAAACTTGAAGTATCAAACAGCGTGAACGGGGAGAGTGCGAATGTAACCGTTATGCCGCTTGAAGGTGCGCAGAACCCGATACGTGGGCTGTGGAACAAAGTACCCGCCTTTATCGTTTCCGACCTTATACGCTTTACCGACCCTGCAACATTTGATACACCTTTGCGCCCTGTCATAGAACTTGCAGATGCGTACCTGTATGACAGAAGTATAAACCTGCTCACTAAGAAGTATCACGGTTTCCCCAAAGCGGTTGAGCCGTTACTTCAATGTAATAGGTGTCAGGGTGAAGGTCAATATGATGGACATGCATGCCCAAGCTGCACACCACCGGGACACAACACAGGCACAGGTTATCAGCAACAAACGACAATAGCGCAGGTAGCTAAGTTCCCTATCAGCATACTTGGTAAAGACGCATCGCCGAGCTTTGACTTTAAAAAGATATTCGGCTATGTCACCCCTGATATTGAGGGTATCAACATGCAGATAGACGGCATTAAGAACCTTGAAGAACTAATGCAAATTACCTACTGGACAAAGAACAATAATCAGATTTCAGGCTACAACGGTAAGCAAGACCAAAAAGAAACGGCGACACAGGTATTAACCGACCTGCAAGGAAAGTACGCACGATTGAACATGACCGCAGACTGGGCGGAACAAACAGAACGCTTTATCGCAGACTTCATCGGGGAGTTTTGGTTTTACGAAAGCTACAAGGGTGCGAATATAACATACGGGCGTAACTACATGCTTCAAACGCCTGAAACGATACTTGCATCGTACTACGACATGAAAGCTAACGGCGTACCTGATAGCATGTTAGATAATCAGTATGAAAAGTACATTAACTGTCTGTGGCAATCGAACCCAATACAAAGCCTTATCTACAAAAAGAAGTTCGATGTTGAGCCATTCCCGCACCTATCAGCCGAGCAAGTAGAGGCGAGCGAGTACGTTACCGATGAAGACAAGGTATGTAAGCGATACTTTGGTGAGTGGGATGATACTGTGAAAGATACCGAATGGACATTTAAAGACGTTGAAGTATTACGCAATGAATTGATTACATTTGCGACTGCTAAGATGGCGATACTTGAAGCGGAGGAGGAAGATGAAACCGAGCAAGAAACGGAAGTAGAAACAACCGAGTAATTATGAATATATACGACCAAATCTACAATGAAAAGTTAGGCGAGTTGATTAAGGATATTGTGTACGAAGGTATAGTCGTTGGACAGTTTAATAAACTTGTTGAAAAGGCTATACTACGCAATACACATGAATCATTATCATGCTCAATACCTGAATATCTAAAGGTGTTTGAAAGCGCAACAAGTTACGCAGATTGGTACTTGCCCGAAATGTTTATAGCAATAAGGGCGATGCAGTCGCTTACCCCACACGATATGGATGCTACTCCTCTTCTTTGGGTATCTAAACGTGATGATATTATTG